TGTGTTGCCATCGAAGTCATGCCAAGGCGTACCGGCCGGGATCGTCCGATAGGGCGGCACCGTCGACGTCAATGGTGCAGCGAGAGCCTGGCTCGGCGTCACGATGAGCAGTGGCGTCGGGTCTACGCCCGCTGTCGGCGCCGCCGAGAGCGTGAACTCGAGCCCGTTTTGTTGCACCCACACGGCCCCGCGCATGCCGTAGAACTCGAGCTGCTCGAGCACGGCCAGCGGCGTGCCGGCGCGGCTCCACTGCGCCCATGCGTCGCGAAGGCGGATGCGGTAGGACGCCTCACTCTCGGCCTGCCCTTGGATGAGGTTGCGATCGTTGCCGAGATGCGCGAGCGCATCGGATGGCGCCTCATCGGGATACGCCACCTTGCGCGCATCGTCGGCGTCGACAATCGTATCGTCGATGTATTGCGGCCAGCCGAGCGCTTCGGCCTGGCCATTGGGCCCGGCGACGAGGAACGGTATCGGCAGGCCGCGCCACCAGTCGACGAACGTAGAGCGCATCAGACGGCCACGTAGCTCAGGGTGAGGGTCGGCGGATATACCGGGAGCACGAAGCTCGAGACGCTGCCGAGCACCAGGTTCGCCGCCACGCCGTTGATGGTCACACCGGTGCAGTCGACCACGCCGTCGATGGTCATGATGGCGTCGACTACCTCAGCGATGCGCACAACGCCGTTGACAGGGATCGCCGCGACGTACGTCTGCAGCGACGTCACCACCGCCGCCTGCACCGTAGCGAGTTGCGCAACGAACACCGTCACTGTGGCCGCGATCGTGACCGGCGTTGTCGTCGGCGACTGCACGATAGGGTTGTCGCAACCGCGAGCTCGCGGCGTGATGTAGGCTTGAATGGCGGCGATCGTCGCCGTCGGCAGCACGCCACCAGGCCCCGAGACGATCACGTTCACCTTGTTATTGATCACCGCGTCAGGTACGACGGTGCACTGCGTCACCTGACTGCCGACGTCTGGGGTAGTCGTCGCGAGGAGCTGGTAGAGCCCTTGCGTCGGCACCACCGCGAGTGAGGCCCACCGATCGCGGCAGCGCTCCACCAGCGCCGCATCGCTCTCCAGATCGCTCCCTTGGCTCGTAATCCACGAGCCGGGGCAACTGACCAGGTACGTGTCGCCGGCCGCAAAGGAGGGGTTCGTGGCGCCGTTGGCGAGGGTGACCGTGATGCCCACACCGCCGATGTTCGCGAGCGTCGTCAGCGGTCCTGCGGCCACCGGCGTGCCGCCGTCGAGCGCATACGACCACGTGGCGACGCCTGCCTGGCCAGTTGACGTAATCAGCACCAGGAGCGAATGCGGGCCCACGGGCGTGCCGCTCGGCGTGACCGTGCCCGTGCCTGAGCCGGTGTGCACCACGGCGTTGTATTGGGTCGCTGGGTTCGACAGCGACACGCCCGGGAGGGGCGTCGTGAGCAAGATGGTGGCGGTCGCGCTGTTGCTCGGCTCGAGGTACACCGAGCCGGCGAACTCGGCGCGCACCGAGATCACGGCCGTGCCGGGGACCGCGCCCACGGCTGCTGGGATTGTGCCGCCGCCAGTGCTGAGATAGCTGCGGCCCGAGACGGTGAAGGTGAGCTTGAGCGGTGAGGCTGCCGTGTAGTTGTAAGCCCCATTCGAGGTATTGGACGCGGTGATATTGCCGGCGGTGAACGTCGCCGGGAGCTGGTCGAGATCGTAGATCTGATCTGCGGTGAGCGCGGTCCAGCCGGGGTAAAGGGGCGCGTAATCCAGGAGCGAGCCGCCGGCGATGGCCGGGATGTAGACGGCGCCGAAGTCTACGATCGCCGTCGCCATGGCCATCAGGCGCGTGCGCTCGGTGCCGAACGGTTGCCAGGCGGTGACCGGGAACCCGGCGGCCTGGTAGTTCGCGAGGAGCGCGTTGAAGACTTGCTCTTTCGTGGGCGCAACCAAGAGCTCGGCGAGCGTCGTCATGGGCCCCCCACGAGAATCGAGTAAGACGCCTGCGAGACGTTCATCGTCAGCGTGAACGGCCCGGTAGCGGCGGTGATTACGATCGTGATGGTCAGATCGCCGCCGCTGACGAACAGCGCCTGCACATCGGCGGCCTGTACCTCCTCATCCTTCTCGGCCTCGGCCTTGACTTGCGCCTTGAGCAATGCCAGCGACGACGGCGAGACGCGGCCGAGGAGGTACTGGCGCACGTCGAGGCCACCGTCCGCGCCGCTCGGGTCGACGGCGGCAAGGCCACCGCGGCGAGTCGTCAGGCGGCGCGCGACGCGTTCGCCGATGACGCGCGACGGGCTCGTGATGACCACATCGACGAGGCCAGTGTCCGAGACGCACGCGGTGTCGAAGCCGTAGTCGGTCGCCATGTCAGCCTCGCAACACGAAGTGACGCGACAATGAGGCGTCGACGATGAACGCGTTGACGACGCCTGATTGCCACTGGACTTGGAAGGTGTGCGCGCCTGCCGTCAAGGCGAGCACGATCGGCATGTGCAACGTCTGGACGATATTCTGCAGCACGCTGCTCGAGTGGATCAGTTTTGGCCCTTGAACCTGCACAACGCCGTCGACGCGCACCTGGAAGAACACGGCGTCGCTACCCGTCGCGAGGTTGTATCGGCACTGCACATGGGTATCGAGGACGTAGGTTCTCGCATATGGCACCGTCGGCGACCATGCCGCGCCCACGTTCGTCATCGCGAGCGGCGACGTGCCGGCTCCCATATTCCCATCGTCGTGCAAGATCACCGGCACCGTCGTCACGGCGATGCCATCGATGTATGCGGCGGGTGCGAGGTTGCCGCCGGCGATCGAGTCCTTGAGCGCGGTATATTTCGGATCGAGCGCAAACATGTTGTCGCCTGCCGCGGTGGCCATCGCAATCGCCGTCGCTGACGGAGTGAACGCCATCGTCTACCCCGCCACCACGGTTGCGGTGTTGAGCGGCGAATTGGTGACCGGAACTCCCATCGAGTCGAACGCCCCCACGGTGAGCACAGGCGTCTTGGTGGGGCCGTTGCCGAGCTGCACGAGGGAACCCTTGACGGCTGTGGTCCCCGTCGCCTCGATGCTCACCGTCGCGCCCTTGACGGTCGCCGCTGCCGTGGCTTCGACGGTGGCCGTCGCGCCCTTGATCTTGATCTCGCCATCGGACGTGAGTGTCATGGACGACGCCGCGAACTCCACCTGATCGGCGTTGGCTACCCACTTGAGCGCGCGATCTCCCGAGAAGCCACAGCACACATACGGGCCCTCGGGATTGCCACCGTCCCAGCCGAGCAGCACCGTCGAGCCCAGCGTGAACTGGATTTTCGCGCCGGTGCCGACGCGCACGGGCACGCGCTGCAGGCCACCGAGTCGCGCCTCGTTCCGACTCCCTATCGGGCGCACGTCGACGCTGGCCAAGTCGGTCGCCTGCGCCACCACCTCGCATAGGTAGGTAGCGTAGTAGTCGACGCCCGCGAGCGCCTGCTGGGCGATGGTCTGCGTCGCCGCGCTCGTGCCGCGCTCCTGGTCTGGGAAGTCTACCCACACCCGCGAACGCAGCCGGCCCGAGTCGATGGTGTCCATGACCTGGCCGACGTTGCCGACGTTCGCCAGGCTCGCGCCCGGCTCCACGAATGGCGACTCGACGCCAAGGAGATACGAGCCGTCGTTCGGGTCGCGATTCATCACGTCGAACGTTGCCGAGCTGGTGGGCCACGTCTCTTCGCCGATCCACAACTTGCCATCCGAGAGCATGCGCAAGCTCATTGCAGGCGCCACGATGTCGAGCAGCGCGCGCAGGTTCCGCCGCACGCTGTTGCCGCCGAAGACGCTCCACGCGGTGAGATTCTGTCCGAGGAAGGACGGCGCGATGGTGCTCGAGAGCGTTTCACCCGAGTCCTGGCAAAGGCTATTGAGGACGTCGCGCACGTAGGCGCCAGGCTGCACGAAGCTCCGCGGCGAGCTCGGCTTGCTCATGCCGCCGGCGCCGCCGATCACGCGCACGTGCATCGCGTCGAGGAAATGGCCGGCGCGATTCGGGTCAACGACGCCGTGGAGCTCGTAGCCGGCATCGGCCTTGAGCGTGACCTTGGTGCCGGGGGCGAAGCCGGAGTCCTCGACCTGATCGAGAATCAGATCTGCGAACCACACGCCGATGAGCGGGCGCAGTACGACGCCGCTCACCACCGCTACGCCGTTGGCCGTCACGAGCGCCATCAGAGCGGCCCCAGGTTCTGCGTGTTGGTGGACGGCAACGGATAGGCGCCAGGGTCGAGGATGGAGCCGATGGCGCCGACCTCCGTCTTCGTGGCGTTCTTTTTGCCGGGCTTGCGGAACTCGATCGCGCGCATGCGGAAGCTGCCGATGCCTCGCTCGTCGATGTGTGGCCCGCCGCCGCCGACGAACTGCGCCGCCTTGATGTCGTGCATCGCGAATAGCGGATTCTGGACGTCGTACGCTGGTGGTGAGCCCTTGAACGCCGCCGGGAATAGGACCGGCCACAGCGCTGCGAGCGCCTTCAACTGCTCGGGCGTCCAGATCAGGAGCTCGATGTCGATGGGCACCACGTCAACGCCGTGGAACGTGACGCGCGCGCCGTCGGTGCCGGCTGGCTTCTTTTTGTCGAAGTCGCGGCCTTTGTCGAAGTTGATGCGGCAGATGCCCGGAGTGAACGGCCTCGTTGACGGCACGCCCAGGTAGATGAAGTCGAACGGGTTCGAGGCATACGTCTCGCCCTCGAACCCCGGGCACCAGAGGGCGCCGTCTTCGCGCGTGTAGATGGGCTTACGCCAAAAGACGAACGACGCCTGTTGGGGCGGTGGGAAGGCATTGACGTACGGCGTGATGGGATCGCCGGCCATCAGTACGCCGCCACTTGTGCGCCCTCGAGCGCGTGCGTCGTCGCCACATGCGTTGCGTCGGCGACCTTGCGCGCGGTGTCCTCGTCGACGGCGCCGTGGAAGTTGAGCTCGATCTTCGGGATGTTGACCTCGACTTGCTTCGACGCGCCGCCGCTGCGCGTCTTCCTGTACGTGTTCTGCTCCTCCCTCGTCGTGGCGCTGGCATTGGTGAGTGCGATGCCGAGTCCAAGTGGGTTCATCGCGAGCGGCCCGCCGAAATCCCCTGTGATCGACTGATTGAATTGCTCCTCGGTCATGGATGCTTGGAGCTTGCGCGCGAAGACTTCGGGCGCGGCCTCCTTGATCTCCTTCTCGGTGGAGCGGGCCACGCGCTTGCGATCGACGGCGAGGCGATCGGCCGTGACCTGTGCCTTCTCGGCGGCGCCACCGGCGAATGCCTTCATCTCCCGGAACGCGAGGACCATGTCCTCGATCGTGTCCAGGCTCGGCAAGAACGCGTCGGCGAGCTCGGCGGCGACGGTGATGAGTTGCTTCGTCACATCCACGGCCGTCTCGATGCCCTCCGCGAGCTTCTGCGCGGTGTCGGCCGGATCGCCGATGAGGCTGGAGATCTTCTCGAACATGGAGTCGAGCGCGCCTTGGATACGCTGTCCGGTGGGGCTATCAGGATCGAGCCTCTCGAGCATTTGCCCGAGCAGTGCCGTCGTGCGCGAGAAAAGCGGCGAATTCAAGATCGTCTTGGCGAAGTCGTTCCACTTGCCCTTGAGCGCGGTCATGCGCGACTCGAACGTCTGTGAGTATTGCGCCATTCCGCTCCCGAGCTTCGCCCCTTGCGCCTTCTCAATGCCCTTGTAGACGGTGTTGAGCAGGAGCTGCGGGTCCATGTTGCCGCTCTCGGCGCGCTCTTTGGCCTCCTTTGACGTGACCTTGAGCTCCTTGCCGAGCGCGGCGTAGAAGTCCTTGACGTTGAGCCCCATGTTCAGCAGGCCCTTCTCGTCGACGCCACCGCGTTGCTTGATCTTCGTGAACGAGCCTAGCAGCTCCTGCACGCGGCCCGCGTTGCCGCCTTGGCCCTCACCCGCGGCGATGTCGCCAGCGGCCGCGAACGCGGTGCGCGTGGCCTGCTGATTCATGCCCGCGCGGCGCATCGGAAGGAGCATGCGGCGAATTGTGTCGTCGCCGAACCCCGTCAATTTCGAGAACCGGCCTGCGTCCTCGCGGAACTCTTGGCCGCCTTTGGCCCCGAGGCTGAGCCGCTCGCCGAGCTGCAGCGTCTGCTCCTTGGCGCCCTCCTCGAACGCGGTCTTGAGGCCTTCGGTGAAGATGTCGACGGCCCTCTTGGCGCCGTCAATCATGCCGCTGACGATGCCTGTGGCGACGTTGGCGAGGGCTGAGCCGAGGAACGCGGCCGACGTGAGCTTGCCGAAGCTCATGTGCTCACCCATGGACTGGCGATTGCCGGCGCGCTCATACGCCTTGTCATACATCCGCTGCCGCGAACGATCGGACGCTTGCGCGGCCCGCTGTTGCGCCCGCGCCGCCGAGAGTCCAACCTTCTCCCACATCTTGCCGAACGCGTCCGCTTGCTTCTTCTGCTCGCGCGCGGCGGCCATGCCCACCTGCCCGAGCTGCTTGCCGAGCCCGCCGAGCTCCTTGCCGCTCACCGCCGCCTGCGTGCGCTTGGCCTGCGCCTCCACCTGGCGCAAGGCGTCGACGGCGCGCTTCCCGGGTTGGGAGACGCTGTCGACAAGCTTGAGGCCGAAGGTGAACTCCTCCACCTACCGACTCCCCGTGGGCGGCGGCATGTGGTCGACCGCGTAGCAGTGGAAGATCTTGGCAAGCATCAGGTAGGCAACCTCCGCTTCTATGCTGACGTCACGATCGCCGTGAATCAGCGCCTTCAGTGCTACCGCTGCCGTCGCCAGGCCCTGTGAGTCGATGCAGTGGACTTGGTCCCACAGGGCTACAACTTTTTTGAGCGGAACTCGATCTGTTCTCCGGCTGCCTTCATGAGCTGATCTGCGAACCCGTCCACCATCGCCGGGCGCGCCTTGAACGCCTCCATGCACTCTTCCCGCGCGGGCCAGCGGATTTGCGTAAGCGCGGCGTTCTCGACGGCAGCGCGCACGGCCCAGATCTTGTCGACGTCGTTCTTCGTCTCGCGCGCCTTGAACAGCTGCTCTGCGAAAATGCGGTATTCGCCACGCTCGGGTGCCGTCATGACGAAGCCCATGACCTGCTCCTCCGCGTCCATGGCCTCGACGAGGAATAGCGCACGGCCCGGAAAGAGGGTGCGGATGGCCTCGAGCTTGTCATCAGTGGGTAGTGCCACGGGGTGTCTCCTTTGCTCCTCGGCTGTCGCGTGGGTGGCGACGGAAGCCGGGAGCGGTGGGTGGTGCGAGTTACGCCACAGGGTCTCCGAACAGGAGCACGCCCGCCTTGTAGATGCCGGCGATCGAGAGCTCGAACGGCGTCGTCGTCGCGTCGTTTCCGCGCTGATTATTGCCGGCGATATTGGTGATGGTGCAGCCAACGAGAGTGTCCTGGCGTGTGTCGGTGCCGCCGTTGACGCTGTACGTGATGCGGAGGTTGAAGAACACCGTCATGGCCGGGTAGAACCCGCCCTGCGTGATCTGGCTCAGCCAATCGTCGGCCTCGGACACGAGCAGCTCGATGCTCCCCGAGCCCACGCCGTAGCCGCTGGTGACGCCCACTCGGCCGATCTGATTGCCTTGAACGATGCCCTTATCTTGCGCTGCGGCCCAATTGATGCCCTGAACCACGCCCTTTGGGAAAAAGAACGGGATTGAGCCGTAGACTTGCGCCGTCTCACCTTCCACGGCAAGGTCGGTGAAGCTAAACCGGACGCCGTTGTAGAGTGTCTGCTGAGCCACGCGCGGCCTCCCTTACGCTGCCTGCAGGGTCATGCCGATGTTGACAATGACCTGTGTTGGATAGCCCCACGGCTGCACCGCGACGTTGAAGATCAGTTGCCCCGTGCTGTAGATGTTGTTGGTGCGCGTCACCTGGCAACGCACCGCCACGGCGTTGCCGAGCGGCAGCGGCGCCACCGGCAAGCCCGCTTGCTCGGCCGTCGTCATCTTCGACTCGATCTTGATGGCGTAGTCCTCGCGGATGGTGCCCGCGATACCGTTGCGCGTCTGCGTCGGAATGCGCGCCAGCGTGTAGGGCCGCGCGTTCACGACGGCGATGCCGCTCGCCTGGTCGATGACGCGGGCGTTTGTGAACGGGTAGTAATCGCTCGTGGCGATGGTGGCCGTGAAGCCGCGATTGATGAACACCGCCGAGCCCGCGCCGTAGGTCTGCAGGCTCGTGATGCCCGCGTTGTAGAAGCTCAGGCCAAAGGCGAAGTCGTCGCGCACGCAAGAGGTGAACCCGGCCAGGCCGCCGAGCTCGACGGCGCCTAGATCTTCGGACGATTCGTTGGCCACCGATCGTCCGATGGCACCCCACACGGCATTGCGACGGAACACGAGCCCCGAGAAGGCGCCGGTCATGATGCCATCGCCGGCGGCGGCGAGCACGTGCGGCGCACTCATACCCGCTCGAGCGGCGAGGATGACGCTGTCTGTGTCCGCTGAATCAACGATGACATCCCCGTTGTTGGGGAGGACCGTGCCCACCGTGGGCCCGCCAATGAGGAAGCGCGGGTAGATGTTCAGCGCATTGAACGCGAGCGCCTGCGTCTCGCCAGCGGCCACCAACGTCGCCCAGTCGGCGGCCGATGCCACCGCACCGACGACGCCGATGAGCGAGGAACGGAAGCTGTTCACGAGCGGCCCCGAGAGCAGGGCGCATGCGGCCGTGAAGTCCGCGACGGTGAACGTCGGCGGCGCGGTGTTGAAGGTGTAGTAGTCGCCCTTGACGGCCACGCCGGTAAACCCGAGCACGATGCCCGTGCCTGGGATCGCATACGTCGCCGCGCTGGTGATGACCGCCGACGTGCTGCCGCCGTTGTCGAGGCTGTAGGTGAATTGCGAGACGCCCACCACGCCGCCCAGCGTGATGGTGATGCGCACGCGGTAGGAGTCGACCGGCGAGGCCGCGAACGTCGGCACCGCCGGCGCCGGGGCGACCGGGCCGCTGGCGACGCCGAGCGGGGAGATCGTATAGGTGTCGCCGGCTGCATACGAGCCCGCGATAGGCTTGACAGTCGCGAACGTGCCAGGAACCTGCACGCCCGCCGTCGCCCACGCGGCCTTCGACAGCAGGGGCGGGCTAGTGACCGTAACACCGCCGGTGGTGACGCCGAAGGTGAACTGGGCCACGTTGAGCGAGCCGGGCACGGTGCACGTCATGGTGATGGCGGCGGACGGGCCTGGCGTCGCAGTGATGGCGAGCGCACCGGTGCCCACCTTGGCGACGGCACCGATGCCACCTTGCGTCGTCGCCGGCAGCGGCATGATCTGGACGAGCGAGCCCGGCGATGCCTGCAGCACGTAGGTGACCATCTCGAGCAACTCGCCGCCCACGAGCGTGCGCGCGGCCATGACCGGATCGCCGAGGTTGTCGATGGTGTTGGCGACACCGCCGCCGGCGTTGTTGCCCAAGCAGCAACCCATGACGAGGATGGTGTTTTGATTCGACCCCGGCTGCAGGCCGAGGTTGCCGTCCAGAACGTTGACTTTGACCGGATAGGCCATTACACGACTCCCGTCAGAACGACGTTGAAGGCCTCGTCGGTGATGATGGCCACCGGCGGCGCGGGCGGCGCGACAGGCGTCGGCACGAGGACGGTGAGCACGAGCGCGCGGCCGTGGCGGACGAGCCCGCCGTCCATCTGCACCCACCGCTCCGCGAGCGGCTTGTAGTAGAGCCCACGTTGAATGTCGACAACGTCGATGTATTGGGCCCGCTGATCTTGCAACGCCGCGAGGACGAGCACGCGCAGCGACTCGGTGGCGTCTACGTGGTCGATAGGCGTAGCCGTGGGCGAGGGATCGGCCGCCCACAGGTAGAAGTCGACCGTCTGTGAGATGCCCCATTGCGCCTCGACGGTGCGGTCGAAGTTGCCCGAGTAGGCCGGCGAGTCCTCGTAGGGCCCGCCCATGGGCACCATGACGACCATCGGCAGTGGCTGCCCCTGCGTGTGGACTTCCTCCTCGCCGTAGACCAGCGACACGCCGGTGAGCGCCTGCGACGCACGGAGCGCGCCGAACAGCGTCTTGAGCGGCCCGGCCATCAGCGCAGCATTTCTCGCACGGCGTCGGTGGCCGCGCTCTGAATCGGCTGCGCCCACAGGCCGAGGCCACGTTCCTGCTCGGGGAACATCTTGCGCGCCGGCATGACGCGCGTGCCAGCCTGGTGGAATTTTCCGTAACCGGCGATGCGCATGACGACCGTGGCCGAGCCCGGCACGTAGCGCGCGGTGAGGCTGCCTACGAGCTCGCCGGTGTCGCGCAAGATCGGATGGCCGTCGCCCTCGCGTTTCCTGCGTGCCCAGGCGTTGCCGTACGGGTCGCGTTGACTCACGAAGCCTGCGATGGCCGAGGCATGGCAAGCGTTCGCCACGTGCCCCCCAATGCGTTGGAAGACGTCCCCCGCGGCCAGGCCCTGCAGGCGCGCGATGAGCTCGTTCATGCCGGCCATCTACCACCAACTCCACGCGGAGAGCATCGCCATGTTCGCCGTCGTGCCGTCGCCGCGCGGGGTGAAGCCAACGGTGGGGTCACTGACCACGTAGTCGCCGGCGCGGTCGGAATCCGGCGGGAGGCCCGAGGAGTCGGCGTAGTTCGGGGTGATCGTTTGCTTGGCCACGCCGTCGAGCCATGTGTCCGCCCATTCCTTGCGCGACGTCATCACCTGCCAGTCGGGTGCCGCAGGGTTGAAGCCGAGCGAGAAGTAGAGCGTGAACGCGGCCCGGTAGCAGACCACGAGCGTCAAGGCCATGTCCCATCCCTGCGGCGTCGTCTGCAGCGGGAGTACATACTGCGAGTTGAGGTAGGTGTCAGCGATGGACGATTCAGCCTGCAATGCCGCCGCGACGCAGCCGGGAGACGCAGCCTCGAACCGCGCGAAGGCAGCTGGCGTGATCGCCAGTTGCTGCATTTGCGCCTCGGTGGCGTACTGCGACTGCGCCACGAGCTACGCTCCGCTGACCTTGATGGCCTTGAACCACAGGCCCGGGGCGGCGGCGCCACGAGCGCGACCGCCCATGTAGTAGCGATCTTCGAAGAACACCGTCGAGCTCGCGGGGTCGACGAGCGAAACGAGTTGCGGCGCCTCGCGCTCCTGCCACAACGCCGCGCGCAGCGAAGCCGAGCGATTGTCGAGGAGATACCAGACGGCCGTGGTGGGGTCGCCCGAGTCGGTGAGGTACTCGCTCACGACGACGTTGAACTGCCCCGCCCACACGTTCGACTGCGATCCGAACGTACCCGAAACGCCGTTCTTGCCTTCCGGGTAGAAGCTGGCGTTGGCGACCGTCAGCGCCGCGAACTGCAGCGACGGCGGCACGAGGATGGTCGTGCCGTAGCTGCCGAGCGGAATGCCATCGGGCCCCTTGAGCGTCATCAGCGCGGCTTGAGCGAGCGCGACGTTCACCGCGTTGAGCGGCTTGGTGGCGAGACTGTTGGACTGCGCGCCCGTCTTCGCCTGCGGGTCAAGGTAGTGGTTCGTGGCGAACAGCGTGCGGCTGTCGTAGCAGATGGGGTTCGAGTTGAAGATGTTCGCGATCTGCTGATCGGGCAGAATGCGCGCGTTGCGTGCCAGGTTCGGAATCAGCATCGACGCGTAGATCGAGTACTGGTCATCCTCGAGATCGGTACGCTCGATCGAGAGCGTGTCTTCCCACTTGATGTTCGTGACCACGAACCCGTCGACAACGACGTTGTTGATGACGCGTGCGCCCGTCCACTGACGGAAGGCACCTGAGATCGTCTGCATGAACGGGTAGCGCTGGTCGCGCGTGTTCGACGGAATGCGTGTGCCCACCTGCTCGAGCAACGGCCCGGGCGTACCCATGTACGCCTCGGTGAACATGGTTGAGAACGACTGAAACATCGCGTCGAGATTCGCCTGATTGATGACCATCAGAGCACCCCCAGCGAAACCCAAACGCCACCAGCATCAAACCCGGTGCAATTGCCGGCTGCCGAGCGGGTACCGGTGCCGTCTGCCTTCGCCACCGTGACATCGTCGACGGTGAAGACGGGTTTGTTGACGCTCGCCTGGTCGACCGTGCCGTCGCTGGCCAGGTACGCCTCGCACAGGAGCACGTCGATGCTCACCGCGCCGTTCGCCCCGCCCGTGTTGTCGACGTCGGCGAGCGCCAGGCCGGCAGGGGCGAGCGCAGTACCGACACCGCCCGGGAGTGCCCAGCCGGTTACATCGGTGACGACCAGCGTGCCCTTGTAGATCTTGGCGTTGGCCTTGACCGCGAACGAGCGCATGGTGCGCACGCTACGGAACGACGTGTTACGCGAATTGGTGGCGGCCATTAGCCTTCCTCCGACGTGGGGGCGTTGGCGCGCGCGGCGAGCGTCTGCGCCTTATGCTTTGCGACGGCCGCCGGGTCGGCGCCGATTTTCTTGATGAGTGCCACCTGCTCAGCGCCGAACGCGGCGATGGTGGCATCAGGATCTTTCTTCGGCTCGCGAGCCTCGGCAGGCGCCTTGCGCAGGCAACGCAGCATCGTGCGCAGCGCGTCGGTGCCATGCTTGGCCTGCAGTTCCTCGAGCTCGGCGCGGCGCGCGGGCTCGACGCGGCCGTCCTTCACCGCCTCGTCGAGGAGCGTCTTCGTCTCGCCGGCGGCAACCGACGCCTTGAGCGTCGCGAGCTCATCGGCCAGCGTCTCGGTGAGCTCCGCACGCGTCTTGTACGCGTTCAGAATACCGAACGCCTCGGCCGTTGACTTGGCGCCGGCGAACGTGAACACGTCGCGCTCGAACGCCAGCATCGCCTTGAAGGCCGACAGGAGCTCGGCGGTGGTTTTGAGGCCGAGAGCCTCGAGAAGCTCTTCCATGAACGTCTCCCTCTTGGGTTCGTCTGCGCGCGCCACCAGCGGTGCAATCGCCTGCGTTGCGGGCCAATTCGTTAGCGCCATCGGCATCAGGCGCACCGGGCGGCGCGTCTTGGCGTCAAGCTCCACCGTCGGTGAGAAGTAGCGGTATTCGCGCGCCTTGAGCATGGCGGCAGCCTTGTCGGTCCACCGCACGTTGCCCGCCCACAGGCCGTCTTCGCGCACCTCGGGAGTGAACCATCCCGCAGCCGGTGCCGGCGCGCCGTTCTTCTCGGACGCGAACGTCTGGTGCTCGTAGTCGATCGCGAGCTCGATGCCGTGCGCGCCGAATGCCTTCATCACCGTCTCGGCGGCGCGCTCGTCCAGCACCAGGCGGCCCTTAAGCGTCTGCGTCTCGCCCCATGGCCAGATGCGGAACGCCGACGGGGCATCGGTGCCGTCGGGCAGTGGGAGCGTAAGCGAAACGACGATTCGGGCCACGCTTGGCCATGATGCGGGCGGGTATTGATTTTATTGCGTTTGCTCGGACGATTTTGATGCGGTGTCGTCGCTGATGCGTCGCTTGCGAGTTACTCGTCGGCCGGCTTCGCCGTCTCGCTGTTCGTGGGCTCGCTCTCGCTCGGCCCGTCTTCGCCGTCGCCATCCTTCGGAGGCTCGATCGGCGTGGGCTCGGTGGGTGGGTCATCGATGCCGCTGGGCACCAGCGTCGGGGTGTCGGTGCTCATGTTCTCCTCCTCCTCGGCTTCCGCCGCTGCGATTTCTGCCTCGCTCATGAGAACGTCGCCGTAGCCACGCTTCTCGAGGTACTTGCGAATGTGAATCGGCGCCTCGGCCGCCTTGAACGCGCCCAGCGCCTGCCCGATGATCAAGTCCGTCTTGGCCCGCTCGCTCTCGTCCTCGGGGGGCTCGATCTGCGGGCACAGGTACGGCGCCATGTTGCCGTCGCCGTCGGTGGCCGCGACGTAGGGCTTGACCACTTGCGTTCGCAGGACGCGGTAGATCTTGGCGTCGCCGCGTGTCAGGCGCAGAAGCGTCGACTCGCCGGCGTTCTCCTGCGTACCGAGGCCACCTTGGCCGTTCGTCGACTGCGACTGGCCGACGAACAGGATCGCAATCGAGTCGTTGCAGTGCTCTGCCAGCTTCTCGAAGCCCTCCCACGAGTTCGACGCCGCCTCGATGAGCTTGACGTCGAACTTGTTACCGTCGAGCCCCTGTGGCAAGCGGATGGTGGCCTCGTGCGCCAGATTCGCGAGCTGGCGAAGGAACGTCTTCTCGTCGGTAGGATCGCGCTCGACAGGGATGATGCCGGCGCGAATCGGCGTGCCGTGAATCTCCTGATGCCGCGCCCACCATGCCCGCGCCCAATAGCGCATGAGCCACGGTATGGCGAGCGCGCGCACGAGCGCAGCGTCCACCCACCCGAGCGGGCCGTAGGGCTCGTAGATGACCCACTCGGGGTCGCCCGCCTCGAGGACGATTTCGCCGCGGTTCTCCGTCTGCAGGCAATAGGCGCGCAGCGTCCAATCCCAGCGCAGGAAGCGGTTGTTCCACACGTAGATGGTCGGCAGTTCCTCGCCGTCCGCCGTCGTCATCTTGCGAACCTGGGCGATGCCCGTGCCGAGCATGAGGCCGTTCTTCAGGAGCTTGCCGACCTGGTGCGGCGGCAGGATGTCGTCGTTTCGCTCCTCGTAGTCCTCCGCGATGCGTCGGGCGCGGGCGGTGTCCTTGGCCGGCTCGATCTCGAGCGGCGCGCCTGTGAGCGCGTCGATGCGCTCCCACTGCTTGGCGCGCACTCGGTCGTCGCGCGTCATGGCGTCGGCGAGGTAGGCGGCGGCATAGAACTGCCCCTGCTCGAGCCCGGTGATGGCCGCGTTGACGGCTGCGACCATCGTCGGCGGCGGCACGCCGTACACTGGCAACTCGACAGCGGGCCCGTTGGGGTCGACGTGGTACGACGCCAGCGTGCCTACGGAGCTCGGTGCGGCGAATGTCAGCGCGGTGGACTGTTTCCCCTTGCCGCCGAAGAGACGACCCCACAGGCCCGGGCGTTGCGGTTGGCGAGGCATTGGCTAATCGTCCTCATCGGCTTGGCTGCCGAGCGCGAACGTGAACTGCGGGCCCGTAAACGGTGCCTTGCCAAACGACGCGTAGCCTTCGCCCAGCATCAAGTCGGTGATGGCCCACACGAGCGCATCCATGCGGCCCGGCGAGCTCGACACCTGCGGCGTGTACGTGCAGAGCTCGTCCTCGAGCCGCTCGAACCCACCGACGTGGTGGACGCGGCCTTGCTCGTAAAGCGCGGCTACGGGCTCGGCGCGCACAATCTTGCCGCGAGACGCGTGCACCGCGCGATACGCCACACGGCGGTCGATGAGCCTGATCAAATCCTCGATGATCTTCCCGCCGAAGTTGTCTTCCGCGACGAGGCGGTCACAGGCATAGCGGTGGTAGAGCTCGACCGCGCGCCTTCCCATCTCGTCTGGGGAGTAGCGGCCTGTGACGTCCTCGAGCACGAACGCGTGAATCGCCGGCTCGCCCTGGCACGAGCACATGGCCGTGCGCACTGCGATGATACCAGCCTCGTCGGCGGTGGCCTTGGCCGAGCCCGACGGGTCGACGGCCACAACGGTGCGCAGCCACGTATGCGGCGCCGTGCGGACGCGTGCCCGCTCGATAAGCCCGTACGTCCAGAGCGCGCCCTCGACGTCCTCGAGTATCTCGGCGTGCAGCTCCTGGCGGCCGAGGCGCGTTCCCTCATAGCGCGCCTTGATGGCCTCGAGAAACGGGCCTGCCAGGTTCGGGGCGTTGTCGTAGGTGCTGCCGCGCGTGACCACCGTCGTCGGCGCCTTGGCGAGCTCGCGCACCAGCTTGACCGGCTTCGGTGTGCCGGTGACGACGGCGCGCGGGTCGGTGCCGAGGCGCAAGCCGAATTGCAGCATGTCCCACGCCTCCTGGCCGTAACGCCACGACGCAGGCTCGTCAGCCCATGCGCCGTCGTGCTGAGGACCACGCAAGCGCTCGGGCTCGTCGGCAGAGTAGAGCGTTGCCTGCGCACCGTTGGGCCACGTGATGCGGCGCTTCGACGGCTCGTAGGTGGGGCGGAACCACCGGGGCGAGATGGCCATGATGCCCGACTCGCCTTCGGTCATGACGTCGCGCGCATCCGCTGCCGTCGGCGCCACCAGCGCCAGGCGCCCGCGTCGACCGCTCTCGACCTCGGCACGCGCCCACTCGGCGCCGCAACGGGTCTTGCCGAAGCCGCGGCCCGCCAGCACGAACCACGTCGACCAGGTGCCCGCCGGCGGGAGCTGCTCGGGACGTGCCCATGCGCGCCACTCGTACTTCAAGCGCTCGTGCGACTCCCGCGGCACCACCTCGAGCACGCCAGCGACGCCCACGCGCTCGACAGCACGCTGCATGAGGCTGCGGCTCATTTCGCGAGGCGCTCGAGCAGCGGCGTCAAGTCGAACGTCAGCGGCCCACCGTCGGGCCCACTCATCGGCTGCGTGGGCTTGCCATAGACGCGGTCGAGAATCGCCTTGGCCGCCTTGATGCGAATCTCGTAGTCGGGCGCATCGGGGCTACCAGCGTCGAGCGCGTTGATGAGCGCCTTGGCTGCGCGCGGCGAGGCATGGACGAGCATCTCCATGACTTCGGGGTCGATGCGCTTGCGGCCGCCGCCGGGGTTGCCGAGAGCGAATTGCCCTCGAGAATCACGGCCGTTTTTGTCTCGATTGTCCGACACTCGGCCACCAGCTTAGAACATGCGCCCAGGCGCATTGCGTTTGTGCTGGCGCGTGTCCCATGTCGCGCCGCATGCCTTGCATAGCCAACGCAGCTCGTAGCCACTGAACGCCGACCACGCCGTTTGCGCGATGAGATGCTTCGGCGCCGGGCACCTGCATTTGCGCTCGAGCTCGGCGCCGGCGGGTCGCGACGGCAGCACCGTCGCTGATGCTTGCTTCGGCGCCATGTTCTTGCTCATCTCGGCGCCGGCGGCTCCTACCGCGTTGGCCACCTTCGCCTGCGCCCGTTGCGTGTCCTCGAACACCCGCTTCGCGTCGCGTCCCATCAGCACGCCCACTTCCTCGAATGTGTGCTCGCCATCGTCCGCCACGTCAAGCGCGCATGTCTCGCCAAGCGCCTCCACGGCCACCGCAATGCTCTCGGCGTCCGCCTCGTCGAACGCTACCTGCGACCACAGGCGACCGTCCGAGGCCACGTTCAGGAGCAGGTGGTAGCGGCAGCTGACGTACGGGCACGGCCGCGGCCCACGGCGGCACTCGGAACGTGACGCCGGCAGGACGCGCAGGCTGGTGGTGCCCCGGGCTATCATGCCGGCAGGGCCACGAGGCACCCATAACGTGGGCTAACCCGTTTCCGGCCATTTTCAGCCCAAATCCACCCATTCCCCTCGTCGCTGAGCGCGATTTCGCAAAAAGCTCCTCGACGGCAGGCCACCCATTTCCCGGCACCCATATTCCCTACGGGAATATGATGGGTGCTCGGGGAACAGGTGGGGCTTAGGATTCCCGGGAAACGGGTACACATTCCCCGAGCGTTTGGGAAACCGGTAACTCGACTAGCCATCACGTGTTCAGCCTATAGCCAGGAATGGGGTTGCGCCCTCGGTTGACCACTTCTTCAGCCACCAAGCGCGATGTAACGAGCCGCACAATGGCCTCCGCGATCACCTCATGCCGACGCTTGCACTTGGTCCGAATGTCCTTGGCCGTGAGCGGCTCGGTGGCTCCCTGCAGCGCCACGATGATGGCGTTTTCAATCACGGCGTCGCGGTCACGTTGCGACTCGCCGTCGCCGTCCTCGTCAGCCTCGAGCCACAGCGTGTCGCCAGCGGGGCCGAGCGCGTTCTCGACGGTGAACGTGAACGACTCGATCGATGGCGCGGCGCGGTGTTCGGGCGAGACGACGATGGCGTCGTCCTTGTGCGTGAGGTAGAGCGCCGAATCAACCCATCCGTGCAGCGCGCTCGAGCCGCGCAGGCGCTGGCCGGGGCGGCGTTTCGTCTCCGTCTCCTTCGCCATATGGTGGACGAGGCACACGGCGCAGTGGTGCTCGCGCTGCAGGACGCGGAGCGGGGCGAGCAGGGCGCTGACGATCTGCGCGTCGTTCTCGTCCTTGCCATGCAGGTCGCGCATCGGGTCGAGGCCGAGCAGCACCGGCTTGACCTTGGCGACGGTGCGCGCCAGCTTCGCCACCTGGCCCGGGTCGTCCAGCCTTAACGCCGGCACGTCGATTAGGTGCAGCGGGAGCGATGCCAGGTCGACGCCGAGGGCGCGGCACATGCGCGCGACGCGGTCGCGGGTCATCGCCGGCCGATCTTCGGCGTTGAACATCAGCACCGGGCCCTGTGCTACCTCGTAGCGGCCGAACACGGGCTTGCCGCTGGCGACGCACACGGCGAGTTGCACCGCGAGGAACGACTTGAACGACTTTGGCTCCCCGCCGATGATACCGACGCCCTCCCGCAGCCACAGGTCGTGCACGAGCCACTGCACCGGGCCCTCGTCGGGTACGGTGCCAATCTGCACCACGGGGAAGTCATCGGGCGCCGCGGCGGCGGGCGCTGGCGCATTCCACTCGGGCCGCCGCGGCTCACCGCTCCACTCGTAGTGCCCGTTGCTGCCGTTGCGCGCCTGCGCCTCTTCGCGCTCGGCGGCGGCTTGGCGTTCCTGTTCCTCGGCGTCGTGCGCGTCGTCGATCCATGTGCGATCGTCATCGAATGGCCGCTCATCGCTCACCGTCCGCACCTCGGGCATTGTCGAACCTCGGCAGTGAGCCGATCGATGGCCGCCCGCGCCGCTGGCCTCGCGAGCAGCTCGTGCACGATGTAGCGGCGCACCCACGCCGCCCACTGCCCAGCGTGGAACACGTGCGACGCCACGAAACCCTGCGTCACGTGGTCACGCGCCAGCGCGGTAACCACAGTCAAGAATGCCTCATCAAACCCCAGGCTATCGTCTGGCACGAACGCCGGCGGATACAACTCGCCGGCGTCGGCAATGATTTGGAACAGCGCCCCATGCTCGGGCGCGAGAAAATGACGCGGCTCGAGCTCGATACGACGCGGCCACAAAAACAACGCGGCGAGTAAGCGCCGTTCGAGCTCGAGCCGTTCCATTCTCCCATTGCTCCTTTCTTCGCCTGCTTCGCCAGACCTCGCCTCGCCAGACCACGCCGAACCGCGCCATGCCTGCCTCGCCGCGCCGTGCCCCGCCATGCCTCGCCAAGCCATGCCATACCGCGCCGGTCCAGACCCCGCCCAACCCCGCCATTCCTTGCCTGCCCCACCCGGCCGTGCCCGGTCGCGCCATGCCTCGCCAGTCCAAACCCCGCCTCGCCTGCCTGTCACGCCTCACCAGACCGCGCCCAACCAAGCCCCGCCCCGTCTGCCTTGCCTCACCGCGCCGTTCCATGACCACCTGACTCCGCCCCGCCTTGCCTGCCCAACCGAGCCACGCCTTGCCCGTCCTTGTCTCCCTTGCCTGCGGTGCCACACCAACGCCTCGCCGAACTCCGCCATGCCACGCCTGGCCTGCCCAACCGGACCGCGCCATTCAAATCCCGACCACGCCCCTCCGCGCCTCGCCTTGCCTGCCTTGCCTGACCGCGCCGGGCCTTGCCTGCGCCTTGTCTCGCCTCGCCTGCCTAAGCAACCCGCAGCGTCGGCACTGCATCCGACAATCGCTCGAGTCGATAAACGATGTCATCAATCGACTCGCTCATGCCCAGCGCTGCAGCGAGGTTTCTAGCGCGCCGCATCGCGGCGAGTGCTCGGCCGCATTCTTGCGCGATTACCGCCGACGCCATGTCCTCGTCGGATTGCACCCGCGGGAGCGAGATGTACCCGGCCTCACCGACGCGATTAGTAGGGTTTTGAACATAGCCGACCGTCTTAATGGTTCGCTCCTCGAGCCTCACCTCGACGCGCACACTGCGAATGAGCGTGCGCGCCTGCTCGATACGGTGCGCGTGGCCTGCCTTGGCGTCGTCCCACTCGAACCGATCATGGAATAGGTGAGCAGGATCCTGCGCCACGCGCACGACATCCTCGGGCAATAGCGCCCCGTCGTGCTTGTCGGCGATTCCCTCCAGTTCTCGGCGGATCTGATCTGGCGTCGGTGCCATTGTCTACGCGCCCACCGTCGCCACCGGCTTCGCATGTTGCTTGGTGGCGCCGTTCATGCCGCGACCCTCGCGGCGCACGCGCTCCGCGTCGAACCACGTCAAGAGGCGTTCGGTTTCCTCGTCGTATGGCTCGGGCTCGGCGAGCGCCTTGTCCTGCTCGACGATCCCCAACTTGCACACGCGCAAGAACTCGGGATCATCGGCGCTCACCAATTCAAACTGGCCGTTGGAGTCCGACCCCTTCTGCTGGCGCCAGTCGCCGATCCCTTGCGTCATGCCAGCAACGGCGAGCAGATTGAGAATCGTCTGCTCTTTGAGGATCGGCGTCATGAAGCGGAGTTGAAGGATGCACGCCCACTCCTCGAGCTTGGCGCGCGTGCGGATATCGGGCGCGCGATTGATGCCGCTCGAAATCACCGGCGCGCAGAAGATCTTCGGCACGCCGTAGATATCGACGCGATCGCCCATGACCCAAACGAGACGTCCGATCTGCGCCTTGGCCGCGCCTGGAATGTCGAGCGCAGCCGACGCGAGCGCCTTTTTGAAAGCTCCCGCCGGGAAGTTGAGCCGCGTTGGGTCGTCGTCGCCGCGATTCTGATATGTCGCGTTGCGATACTCCGCGTATGGATCATGTTTCAAATGCGCAGCCTTTTCAGCGGCATTCTTCTTAGGGGCAGGCATCAGCAACTCCTGCCGCGTTTTTTCGGACATGGCGTTGTAGATCAGACGCTTTCCGAGAATGCACACGTTAAGCACGCCCTGATTGAGCTTGAGTATCGAGATCTCCACAGAATCGACTGCCGGTTTTTTCATCATCGTCGTTTCCTCCCCGCCGTCCGTTTAGCTGCCCTCATCGCCACCATCCCCCACACCCACCCGCCGCCGGATACCTGCGCCGCCGCGCGAAACGTGCCTCGATACGAAATCGGTGCTCCTCGAGTGTCCGCCGCGATCGACGGCATTCGTCGAGGTTCCGCCGCACACGATCCACAATGTGCGCAATGCCGAGTACGAGCCACGTCAAGACAATCGCCACCGACGGGCACAAGAACACGCCGCAGATCGCCCACGTCATCAACTCCGCATCGCCCATCGACGTCGCTCCTCGATACGAAAGTGCAGCACCGTCTCGCAAAGGTCCCAGATCGCCTGCCTACGCGGCGTCAACGGCTTCCTTTCAGCAATCACGAAGCCAGCGGCGCAAGCCAACACGAGCGTCCCGAGATCGAGACGCAGGAGCAACTCGACGCACTCCTGTTGATTGACGTAGTCGCGCGTCGTCATCCGCGCCCTCCCTTCCACGTGCCCGGACGCCCCCGCTGTGCCTTGCGTGCGCGCCCGACGTTCGCCTCGAGCTCGCGTCGCGTGTACTCGTCGAGCCAGGCGATGTACGCGCCGTGATCGTCAGGCGACGGCCGCCGCGCCATGAGCTGCGCCAGGGTTTCGCCCTCGGCGCCCCTGCGGGCCCGCCGCTCAGCCCAGCGCTGATCACGGGCATCGTCGCGCGCGTACTGCTCGTCGAGCGAGATGACGGCGCCGGCGTCGCGCTCGGCCTTGACGCGTTCGTGCGCCCCGTCCAAGTCAGGATGTACGCCCCCGTCGAGGAAGTGCGTGTGCCGCTTCTCGCTGTCGAAGCGGTCGGTCTCGGGCAACCGCAGCCCGTAAGCGCGCGCCCAATCGAGCGATAGAGAGGCCCGCCACGGCGCGGCGAGAAAACGGTCGACCTGCGCCCACGCCACCGCGTACACCTCGCCAACGCGCTTGTAGTCGATCACCAGCTGCACCTCGACGCCGAGGCCGACCAGGCCGCGCGCGGTCTTGATCTGCGCGCCGCTGAGGTGGTCGTCGTCGAGCGGAAAGCTCTCGCGCTCGGTCTCCTTGGCCTCGAGCGCGAGCGCCCTACCGCCGGCGCGGGCGCCGAGGAAATCGATCGGGGCCTCGCCCACGTAGTGCATGGCGCCGCCAGGGCCCGTGGCCACGCGCGGATACTGCCGCGCGAGCCAGGCGCGCCCCGATTTTGCGCACACGGCCGCCTCGTGCAGGATGCCGAGCTCGAGCGGCTTGCCGCGGCCGCTCACCACCCACCGCCAAGTAGTCGCCGCACCGCGTCCCAGAAGACCGGGCGATACCACCCGGCGGCCGCTTCGGCATGCTGCAGCTTGCGAACCGTCGCGAACGCCAACCACTGCTCGAAGAACGCGAGGCGCGCGATCAGCCTCGCGGCGGCGAGTGGGCTCGAACGGCCGCCGGCGATCACGACGCCACCCCCACGACGCGGTACAGGCTCCGCGAGCGGCTCACGAGCTCGTAATCGACGACGCCCCGCGCCTTGAGGTCGCGCAGGATGCGCCCCGGCGACTCGGGGGCGATCGTCGGCACCGCCCGCGTCACGTGGGCGCGCAGCTCGGCGGCGTTGAACATGACGCCGATGCGGGCGCGGCAGAACTCGACGACGAGGGCGCCAATGTTGTCGGCGACGCGCTCGAGGTGCAATTGCTGTTGCGTCACGGCCCACCGCCCACCGCCGGCGCGGGCTCGCAATCCTCGGGAAACGCCAACACGTGCCGCGCCCGCCGCGCGTCGTCGGCTGCATAGGGGTGGTGCCAACCCTCGACGCGGTGATCGAGCTCGATCCACGCGCCAACGTCGCCGTGGCGAAGCCGCACGACCGTGCCGAGCATCGGCCGCGTCATAGGCCCGCCGTAAACCGTGTCGTGCACGACCACGCGTTGCCCGACGGTGAAGCGCTTCACGACGCACCGCCCCGCGCCGCTCGCAACGCCGGCGCGGCTGCGATTACCGCGAGTCGCGCCCGCAACTGCGCCGAATCAAGAGCCGCGCAGGCCCGCGAGCAGTACACGCGCCGTCGATTGACGCGCCGCAAACACGCGGCGCATTGATGCCGGATGCCCATGCCACCCTCCCGCCGCGCGCCAAGGCGCGGCCCACTACGCGAACGACAACGACGCTAGAAGAAAAACTGTGAAAACCAACGATACGTACGCGCGAACCACTTGCCCGTCGGCGCCGTTGACGGCGTTGGCGTCACCGGCGATATCGGCGAGAGCGGCGTCAGCCTCGGCAAGGGCAAATCCGCGCGTAACGCGAGCTGCTCGAGACGATGCTCGAGCTGCCGCGCGAAGTTGCGCGCAGCGACGAGCACCATGACCGTCTCCAGCGACGGGCGGCGCTGGTAGTCCTCGTCGGCGAGGCTGATCGCCTCTTGCGAGAGCTCGAGCAACGCCGCCGAATTCGAGTCGCCCATGACGCCACCTCCCGAAACCGAGGAAAGACGTATCCGCCTCTACGCGCGGTGACGTGCCCGCTTGCGCCTGATCTGCCCGCGCTTGCGAATCGGGATTTTCTCGACGGTGATCTGCCCGTCGCTCAATTCAATTAAACGCACTAGCGCAACCCCCTGCGGCACATTGCCACGCCTCCACCGCGAGGGTTGCGAAGCGTCCACCCCGCAATGCGCGGCGATCTGTGCGTTGCTCAACGCCGTCACGCTGAGCCATTCGGGGATTGTCATTCACGAAGCCTTGTATAGACACAACGTACAAGTCAAGAACTTTGTGTTTATGCAAGGTCGCTCACGTCGGTGACACCTGGCAGATACGTTAGGTCCGTGATTTAAACGTGCTTTGACGCTCACTGTATTTATGCAAGTATCGACGTCACTCCGATGCCAAAGCTCAAACCATTACGACAAATCGATCTGGAGCGATTCGCGCGGCTCCTCGATGAGGCTGAAATTATCCGAGCGGACTTGGCGAGATTCGGACAGGTAGACCCGTCACAGCCGACGCATTGGCTGAAGGGGAGCACAATCCCTTCTGGAGATCGGATCGAAGAGATATGCGTTCGGCTGAACTGCTCGCCGCCGTATCTCTTCGGACGTTCAGAGGAGGAGATCCGCCACTACCTCATCGGCACAGTGCGTCGCGAGCTCGGCGAGCTGGCCGCGAACGTCCTCGAGTTAACTTGTGCTCAGACGTTGCGACAAATCGACGCTATAGGGACGCGTGGGAGCTCTGCGCTTCATGTAGACGGACCATCATCTCGGCGAGTCCCTCACGATCGCCAGCGACAAGAACAGCCACTGCCCCGTGCGAGTAAGCGTCGGCGGTCTTCGCCATAGAACGCGTAGCGATAGTTGCAATGGTAGGTGTATTTTTGCACCTCTGACGAACGGCGTCGAGCAAGTGCATACCGCAGCGACCCTCGATGTCGACCACGCAAACGTCGAACGGGCGCGCATTGACCGCGCCGTCAGCCTCGAGAACGTCCAGGACGTGCACCTCGTGTGTCCCTTTGAGGACGCTCGTTCCCCACGATAAGAGCCCAAAGTCGCGACTTACGATCAGCACCCTCATCCGCATACGGTGTTCCCCCGCAGATACTGCGCCGAGGCGACAAAATAACCGCCAGACAGTCGGTTATCCAGCGTAATCGGGAAATGTTTTTCCGCGCAGTTTCCTACCGTCAGCGTTGTAGGGCGCGCATGGCATATAGCGCCGGGGTAGTGGGAAACACCTTCTCATGGATGGTTTTACGAATTAGAGACATGACTAGGCTCGCCTGCCGGTGGTGTCACTGGCAGATTGTCTGCGTTCCCTTGGCGCGAACATCAGCGCAACGCGTGCTAGCGCAGGGCTGACACAACAACAGCTCGCCGAGCGACTACAACTCAGCGTCAAGTTCATCCAACACATTGAGTCTGGACGCGGTGCGCCGTCACTCAAGACGCTCGTGGCAATCGCCACGGCTCTCCGAACAACTCCCGACCGTTTGCTAATACCAACACAAGCCCCTTCGCCGGTCCGCGGCCGTCCGCCTAAGCGCCGCGCTTAGCTCGCACACATCACAATACAACGTCCGCCGTAGCCGTCCGCAGCGACGGCAGATTGCATTTATGCAACGATTGCTCTTGCAATCGTCGTTGTGTTTATGCAAGATGTTTTTATGACGACGCGATTGATGCTCCTAGGTCGCTACGCCTGCTCCGCGCATGGCTGCGTTGCTAAGACGGAAGGTTTCTACTGTGCGGCGCATCTCGAATTGTGCCCCGAGTGTGGCAACGAGACGGAACTCGGCACGCTAGTGGATGGCCGTTGTGACGACTGCGTGAACGCGGCCTGCCGCCGCCCGGTGGATGATGGCGTGCGGTTCATTCAGGAGTGCATCTGTGGCCGTCACGCGGTGCGCTCGTGAGGGCGTTCGCGTGGGAGCGGGCGTGCGGCGACTGCCGGAACGTCTGGGACCTCCAGTACGAGGACGACGGCAGCACGGTCGCGAACGAGACCGACTCCGTGTGCCCCGACTGCGGCAGCACCGCGGTGGAGCCGCTGGCGAAGGCGCAGGAGCGCGCCGAGCGACTCGCGGACGCCCCGAATGCGCGCGCTGATTACAAGTACGACCTGGCGCGCGACGGGGAGGTTGGCTGATGATGAGCGACAAGGATTTTTTCAACGACAAGAGCCCTGTGGGTGATCGCGACACTCGACGCGAAGCGATCATCGACTACGCCTCGAATATCGAGAGCGAGATCTCGTCGCTCAAAATCGCCGTCGAGGAAAACGACCTTGCGCGGGCGCGCGAGAGATTCGAGGAACTTAAGGGGTGGATCGACGCCATCGACAATAACCTTTGCGAGCGAGAAGACGACGGCGACGGGGAGGTTGGCTGATGGTCGTCTTCGTCGAAGAGTGCCGTGGCCCGGGCTGTGAGCGCGACGTGGACATGACCCGCGAATGCCGGTGTCTATTCGCGGAGCTTCGATGAGTAGGGGCTGCGCGGTGTTCAAGGGTACGCGTCGATTCTGCGGGAACTGCGGATTCAATCGCGGCATTCACCGCCGGTGGCGCGTGCTGGACGGCGGCAAGGAGGAGATCATGGCTGCGACGAGCGAGATGGGCGAGAGCTCGGCGAACGAGCACCGACAGGCTGCGACGACGATCGGCGAAGCGCTCCAACTCTCCGGGCCTGGCGCGCTGGTTTACATGACGGTGCCCGACTACGAGAAGTGGGAAGCGCTCAAGGAGCTTGCCGGCGCGCCGGTGCGGTTGTCCCAGTTGGGCGGCTGGGAGAACGTTTGCGAGACGATCGAACTGCACCGCGGCGACATGACGTTGAAGGCGCATGGCCCGCTGCGCCCGGCGACCATGGCCGACCTGGTTCGCCTCCGCGCTCAGGAGCGGGGCTGATGGGCCGCATCGTCATCGACCGCTCCGGCGCAGCTCGCCGGCCTGCACCACGCGGGCGTCTGGTGATGGTCGTGCTCGGGGCTATCGCCTTCTACCTCATTGGATATGCGGCTGTTGCCGCTTTGAAAGGACGTTGAACATGGCCGAGAAAGTTACCGCCTTGGAATCCATCCGCACGCCGCAGACGTCGGCGATGGCCGCCTATGAGCCGCGCAGCTTCGACGAGGCCATGCGCCTCGCCACCGTCTTTGCGGCGTCGGGCCTGCTCGGCGAGGTGCGGAACGAGGCAGCGGCGCTGCTGGTGATGGCGACCGGCGCCGAGCTGGGAATCAGCGCCACCACCGCGCTGCGCTCGATCTACATCGTCAAGGGCAAGCCGATGATGTCGTCCGACTTGATGGTGGGCTTGTGTATCAAGCGCAAAGACGTGTGCGAGTACTTCATCTGCACCGAGTCGACCGACCAGCAGGCGACCTACCAGACGAAGCGCGTGGGCGTGAACAATCCCATTACGCACACGTTCACTATGGCCGATGCGCAGCGGGCGCGGTTGGCCGGTGGCGGCGAGTCGATGTATGCGAAATACCCCAAGACGATGCTTCGGCACCGCGCCGCGGCCGAGCTCGCGCGCCAGGTGTACCCCGACATCGTGCTCGGCCTGTACTCGGACGCTGAGAAGGACGACTTCGAGGCGATCGACGTGACACCAGCGCCGCAACTGGTGACCGAGCCGGTGCACACGCAGGATGCCGACGACGTGGAGATCGAGGGCGCCATGGCTCGGTGGAAAGCGGCGCTGAAAAACGCCGTCACCGTCGCCGAATGCGACCGCGTGCGCCGCGAAGTCAAGGCCCGCCTACATGAGGACTCCCCGCAGTACCAGGCGATGGTCGAGCTCTACAGGGCGCGGGTGACGGTGCTCAAGACGGCCCACAAGCGGCCAGCGGTAGCGGCCCCCGCCGAGCCGCAGCCACAGGATGGTGAGATCGTGACCGATCGCCAGCCTGGCGAGGACGGCTGATCATGCGCCGCCTGCCGACAGCGTCGCAGTTGCCCCGGGCGTTCCGCTGCGCGGCGTCGGAGGCGCTGCCCCACTTCCAGTCGACGTCCGACGTCGGCAAGAAAGGCACGACCGTCCACCGATTCATCGAGACGGCGCGCAAGGCAGGGCGCGACGTGGCGCTGGCGCAAGTGGCCGAGGATGACGCACACGCGTTCTGCGAGGCGGTGCCGCTCGACCAGTTGCCGACAGGCGGCAGCCACGAGCTCGCCTTGGCCTGGGATTACGAGTCCGACACGGCGCGCGCACTCCCCAGCATTGGACACCGCGACTACGAGGACGCGACGCCAACCGAGTACGTTGGCACCGCCGACTACGTGGGCCGCGACGGCGCCAGCGTCGTCGTCCTCGACTGGAAAACGGGCCACAAGTATCTCGGACCCGCGCACGAGTCGCGGCAACTGCGTATGCTGGTGCTGGCGGCAGCGCGGCTCGAAGGAGTCGACGAGGCCCGCGGTGGCTACTGCTTTCTCCGCGAGGATGGCAGTTACTCGTTCTCGTGGGCGAGCTTCGACGCCTTCGACCTTGCCGAGATCGCCGATGAGTTGCGCGACCTTGTCTCAACGCTCGAGGACGCGCAGACGGCGGCGGACGGGCGCGACCCCGCCGCCTGCCACGAGGGCGAGTGGTGCGACTACTGCCCGGCATTCAATAGCTGCCCGGCCAAGATGCAGCTCGCGCGCGCCATCGGCAGCGGCGATGCGCTGAAAGAGTTGACCAGCATCGAGCGGACGATAGCGACCGCGAGCGACGCCGAGCTCGCGGCGGCGGTGGTGCGGCTCGAGCGCTACGACGACGTAGCCGAGCGCGTGCGCCGGGCGGTGCGGGCGCGGGCAGCGATGCAGCCGATCGAGCTGCCCGATGGCCGTCGGCTGGGCGCCGTTCCGTGGCCATTCACGTGCATCAAGCCCGACGTGGCCTATGAGACGGTGCGCGAGCTCCACGGTGAGGCGGCGGCAGAGGTGGCGGTGCCGCGCAAGGCGACGCTGGGCGCGCTCAAGAAGCTGGGCGACGAGACGGTGGCCGAGGTCGAGCGGCGGCGTGGGGTGATAACGGGCTCCAAACCACAAGTGAGGGTGCACCGACCATAGCAGCACCGCGGTCGAAGGAAGGATCCCCGGGGTGTTCCGCGTCGCCATACGCATCTCCCGTCCCGGGTCTGAGTTCGACGCTCAGCGACCGCACGATGGACGACCTAACGACATACTCACCGTGCCAGTGCGTGGTGTGCGGGGAAATGGTGATGACGCAGCACAAGGACTGCACGCCACCACCGCCGCCGCGGTCGGTGCTCGAGGGCGTCGTGATGTTGGGGATGCGGCGGCAATTGATTGCCAGGTTGTCGCGAAAGCGGAGGGCACCTTGAGCAACGTGGCCGAGCAGATCGAGGCGCTGGTCGAGACGTTCGCCCGGAAGATTGCGGCGCAGGCGATCGATATCGCCGAGCAGAATGGGCGCGCCGACCAGCTCCAGCGCGAGCTCGATGCCCTGCACGCCGAGATCGACGAACGGAGGCGCCGCTACTTCCTGGTCGCTGATGCAGTCGCCCGAGAGAGCGAATCGGCCGAGCAGTTGGCGCATATCGCGCGGCAGACACGCGCCGACCTCGCCGCCGCGAACGAGGAGATCGCGCGGATGCGTGACGCATGCCTGCAACACGTCCACGGGGATGTCCACACCGCCACCAAGGCGCGGCTGGGGCAGGCGGTCGACTTTCTGCACCGCGTGGCGAAGCTTCTACCTGATCACGTGCTCGACGAAGCCGACGCCATCCTCGCCGACGCCGACAGCAAGGATGCGGGCGAGGCGTGGCGCGAGTTGGAAGCGGTTTACGAGGCGTCGAAACGGAATCGCGAGCGTCATCGATGGCAGGATTACGCGATCCTGGATAAAGCACTGGCCGCTGTCGACGCGCGGCGCAGGCAAGGTGCCAAGTGAGCGGACACCTCCGATCATCTCGTCCGACGGCCGCGCAACTACTGGCCGCTGAGCGCGCCGCCCACAAGCGCACGAAGGCCGAGCTGGCGGAGGCGCGACGTCAGGCGACGTACGAACAAGAGCGCGCTAACGAATGGGACGACACGGCCAGCGCCATGCGCGCCGAGAGCGACGCGGCCCTGGCCAAGCTCGCAAGCGTCGAGGCCGATGCGGCGGCGATGCGTCTCGTATTGGAGCGCCAACCCCACATCTGCACCGACGATTGCGCCGAGTGCGCGGACATTCGCGCCGCTGAATCAGGCACCGCCGGCCGCGCCCTGGGGATGCGGCGGCAATTGATTGCCAGGTTGTCGCGAAAGCGGAGGGCACCTTGAGCAATGGGCTCTCAACAGCTACGTTTGCTCCGACGTGACGACGCGAGAGAACCTGCGGGCGCTGCGCGAACATCTCGGGCTTGGCGATATCGACGGCGGCGAGTCGTGGGAAGTCGACAAGCTTTACGAAGCGATGATCACGGCGCGCGAAGCCCTGGCCGCGGTCGACGAGAAAGGCGGCGGGTGATGGCAATTAGGAAAGACTATCTCTTCAAGCGCGACGGTCGCACATTGCTCATGCTCGATCCTGACACGCTCGAGGAAGTGGGCCGATTCGAAACGCCGGAAAACTTCACCATGGCTGAGGCTGAGACGGTTTTCCGCGTACTCCTGGCTGAGGCTCGCAAGCGGGAAATCGGACCATCATGACCGGCGCCGACCTCATCGACCGTGCGCGCCGGGCTCGCAAGGCCATCGGCGCCGTCGCGCTGCTGTTCGCGCCCATGCTGGTGGGGATGCTGCTGATCAAGCGGCGCAGGCGTGGCACATGAAATCTCGCGCGGACTTCTGGCGCGACGTCGCCGTCGCGGGCGCGCTCATCTTATCGGTGCCGGGCGTGGCGTTCTTGCTCGTCGCGGCAGCGGTGGCCGTCGTGCTGCTCGCGCCGACGATCGCGATTGCGCTGGCGCTCGACGAGGGCGAGTCGTGACCCCGACGCGCATTGCCGAGCTGCGCGCGCTGTGTGCGGCGGCGACGGCGGGCCCCTGGGAGGTTGACGGCGATGGTCGCGACGTTTGCGGGTTCAGGGAACGACTCGGCGGCGCCAGCGGACGACCTCCATACGAGATCACTGAGAACAACGGATTCATGCGCAACGACATGGCCGCTGATGCTGCCTTTATCGCCGGCGCACGCACTGCCCTACCGGAGGCGCTGGACGAGATTGAGCGGTTGCGGGCGACGCTCAAGCGTATTGCAACCGGCGACGCGCTCGACCCTGATACGTGGGCGGCCGTCGCTCGCGCTGCATTGGGTGAATCGTGAGCCTCGACGCTGACGCTACGGCGATCGTCTCGCGCCTGATCGTGAAGCTCGAGGAGGCCGCCGCCGAGATCGTGGCCCTGCGCGCGGAACGCGATCACGTGCGCGACGAGCTCTTGCGCATGCTCGTTGAACTCGAGGCGATTAGCGCCGAGTTGAACAGGAAACAGGGAGGCGGGTGATGGACGTCGCGATCACAGTCTTACACCATGGAAAAATCCCGCAGTACACGACGCCTGACGCTGTGGGCCTCGAGTGCTACGCCTCGGAACCTGCGATCGTCCCGATGCGCGGCGGCCGCGTGCAAGTGCAGCTCGGGTTCGTGATCGCGATTCCCGCCGGATTCGTGGGCATGATCATGCCGCTCGAGGCCATGGCGATCCGTGATGGCGTGTTCCCACTGCCGCGCACGATCGACGCGGGCTATCGCGCGCCGATCAGCGCGCTCCTCCTCAACGCGAGCGATTGGCCGTGCGAGATCGAGACGGGCGCCCGCGTATGCCAGCTCGTGATCATGCCGGCGGCGCGCGTCTCGCTCGGGTTGATTGGCGATCAGAACACGGCGGTGCGCGGGCGACGAGGCGGGCGATGAACCCGATGACAGAGATGGGGGTGCAGCCGATGCGTTTCTACAGCCCAGCGGAAATCGCGGTGCGCCTCAATCGTTCGCGCCGCCATGTCTACCGACTCATCGCATGCGGTAGGCTACCGCACATCGCGGACGGGGAACGTAGCGTACGTATTTCCGAAGAACAGTTCCAACGATTCATGCGGGAGAATGAGTGCGACTCTACCAGAGGAAGAAACACGGCACGTGGTGGTGCGAATTCTACAACGCCAGGGGCGAGCGAATTCGAGTCACGACGAAATGCAAGGACGCGCGGGCAGCCGAGCTCGCCGCCCGCCAGCTCGAACGAGACGCCCACGATCCGAATCGTCCAGCCGAGGACGCGCCCTCGTATCCGGTCACTGCCGCTCTCGAGCACTTCATCCACCACGGGTGCCCAGAAGTCGCCGACGCCACGGTAGGCATGTACGTCGAGAAATCGGGCCACCTCAAGCGCCTGGTCGGCTCCCGCGACATCTCCGAACTTCAAGACATCTCCATCATGCAGGGCTACATCAAGCAGCGCCTCGACGAGGGCGCCGCAAAGTCGACCATCCGCAAAGAGCTGGTGACGATGCGGCAGACGCTCTACGCCGCGCTCGAGAGCAAGCGAATCACCTTCGATCCTCGCATGTGCTTTCCCCGGTTCAAGGCGCCGTACAAGCCGAAGGAGCGGTGGCTTACGCCCGACGAATTCACGCGGCTCGTGTCTGCGTTTCAGCCGTGGGAGGAAGGCGACGATCCTGCCCTCAAGAGGCAAGGCGCCCCGCACCGCCAGTTGTGGCTCGTCCTCGCCGTCTACACCGGCGGCCGTGACTCCGAGATCGATGGCCTGCGGTGGGAGGACGTCGACTGGAAGGGGCGCATGATTCGCATCCGCGGCACCAAGACGCGAACGCGGGATGTGACCGCCGGTTCAGATCGCACGATTCCGCTACAGCCCGTGCTCGCGGAAATCCTCGGCCGCAACCGGCAGCCCAGAGGGCACATCGTGGGGGAGTGGCTCAACGTGCGCCGGGACCTTCACGCGGCCTGCGGCCCGCGCCGCGCCAACATCCCGCCGTGCTCGCCGAACGACCTGCGCCGCACCTTCGCCACCTGGTTGGCGGGCATGGGCGTCTCCGAGGGAACGGTGGCCAAGATGCTCGGCCACAGCTCGAGCGCGATGGTGCGGAAGGTCTACGCCCAGATCGAGAGATCTAGCATGGCTCGCGATCTCGCGAAGCTCTCAGGGGCGTGTGTCATTAGTGTGCCAAACAATGGCGCAGAACAGGCGAGCGAGGCGTTGGTGTCACAAGAGTCGCTCGGGAAACTAGCGGAAATCCTTACTAACCCAGTGCTCGGACCCGGAATCGAACCAGGGACACGCGGATTTTCAATCCGAATACCTACCTTGAAATCTATCAGGAAATCGCTCGGAATTGACGCGTGTGCCATTAGTGAGCCATCAACCCGCGTCCGACGTCGAGCCTAGCCACCCGCCGCGCCGCCGCGAACACGTCACCGCCCCGCCCGTTGACACCCGCCCGCGCCGGCGCTACAACCGAGGTACCCGCTTCCCCCCGAATCGGTGCTGTGCCGAGAAACCCGAGGACCCCACGCCTCGGGTTTTTCCTTTTCAGGCCACCGCCGCCACACCCATCGTCAACCGCGACAGCAAGCCCGCCAAGGCTCGCGGTGGCTCGGCCGGTGTCAGGGCATGCGCCGCCCGAAAAGATCGAACGGGCGCCGGCGCCGTTGTCTACAGTGTTGGCCATGGGGGGGCGGCGATGATTCGAGCGCGGCGATATGTGTGGGGGCGGCCGGTGCAGCGCGAGTACCTCACGCCCCGCGGCGATTTCGTCCGCGAGTACTGGACGGGTTATGGCCACCTGTATCGGACGGTGCAGCTCATGGCGAACGTCGAAGAGATCACCTTGACGGTGGGTCTATCGGCCTAGCACGTCGACTCGCACGCGGCCCCGATCGGCGTGCAGCAATCAACGCCCGTGCCGCCGCTCGACGCGCCCACGCCGGCATCTTGGAATAGGCGATCATTGCCCGAGCCACCGCCAAGCAGATCGTCTCCGTCGCCACCGTCGAGCGTGTCGTCGCCATTGCCGCCAAGCAGCACGTCGTCGCCCGAGCCACCGTCGAGCAAGTCGTTGCCGTCGCCGCCCTGGATGGTATCCTCGTCGGCCTCGCCGAACAGACGATCGTCGCCCGCGCCGCCCTCAATCTCGTCAACTCCGACACCGCCATGCAGCTCGTCGAGGCCAGCGCCGCCGCTCACGAAGTCGTTGCCGCTCTCGGCATAGATCAGATCGTTGCCGTCGCCGCCAAAGAGCGAGTCGTCGCCAGGCCCGCCGTAAACCGTATCGTCACCCGCGCCAGCGTCGGATGCGTCGTTGCCTTCCTCGAGGAACAGCGTGTCATTGCCAGCGCCGCCGAGCACGAGATCGTCGCCCCCGCCGGTATAGATGACGTCGTCACCTTCGCCAGCGTCGACGGCATCGGCCCCGCCGAGCAGGATCACAATGTCGTCACCGGGGCCAGCCAGCACGAGATCGTGTCCGCCGCGACCGATGATCGTATCGTCCCCCTGTAGGCCCACGAAGCAATCGTCGGCCCCAGTTCCGACGAGCACGTCGTTGCCGGCGGTACCCGTGATCACGACATAACCCGGCGGGCACGAGGTGGGGATTTGCGGCGTCGGCGTGCATTGCGGCGTGGGAATGTCGGGCGGCGGTGGGGGCGGTGGCGTCGCCATATCGGCGAGCGGCGGCGTGGCCATGTCGACAACGGGCGGCGTGGCCATGTCGGCAGGCGGCGCAGGGCACATGTCTCGCGGCGGCGGGTGGTGGTGCGAGGCGAGGATCGCTTGCGCCTCGCGCACGCGCGCCGTCTCAGCGGAGCTCAGCGGAGCCGAGGAGACACTACCTACCGCGTCGCCGCCAAGATCGCCAGGCGTGCAGGCGGCGAGCGCAAGCGCACACGGAATCACGAAGCGGATGCGTTGCATGGTGCACCTCTCTGTGTGCGCATCCTACCCGGTGTGCTCACAGGCGTCGGTGTCCCACATGACGCTTTTCGGTTGACTTTAGGTCAGGGCGTCACATGTCCGCCGGCAATCGCGTTCGCCAACATCGCATCGAAGTGGCCGAACACCTCGGTCATGTCGCCGAGCAGGTTCGCGGGCGACGTCGGGCGAATCTGGACGCCGTTCTCGTAGATGCCGCTCCCGTCCGCTTTCATGGTGTACGTGTGAAAGCGGACGGGCACGTCGCTCGGGTTCAGGAAAACGAACGTGAAGTCATAGTCGCCGTCGTCGCGAAACAGGACGGAGCGCAGTTTCGTCGTCCACGTGATCGAAGTCGTGATAGTGGCCATTGGCTCCTCGAGCTCGCGTTAAACGACAGGTTGGGTCGACGTGAGCACCCACGCCGGCACGCCGAGGCGATCGTCCCACGTGAATTGCTGCACGATGATCGCGTTCGCACCGGCGGCGAAAGTAGCGTTGCCGTTGAACCTGACGTTGGCGCCCCACCCGCCGATCGTGAAGGTGCCGGCGGTGCCGTCTTTGAGCCACACGATCGTGCAGGTTTCGCCGGCAGCGCCAGCAACCAGGGTAGGTGCTGTGACGTTGGCGGTGACGGGCCCGAAGTGGATCACGTTGCACGTCGTCGGATCGAGCGCCGGCGTCGCCGAGAACGCGACGAGTTGTGTGCCGCGCAAGATGCGCTTGCCGGCGAGCGTGCGCCACCGCGTGCCGACCAGGCCGAAGTCGCGCGTGCCGTCGGCGTCGGGCAAGATCTGATTACCCGCGAACACCGCATTACCCGAAGTCATGCTGAACGTGCCGGTGCCGTCGCTCCATCCGATAACGCCAGCGTTGACCGAGCAGGCCGCAGTACCGTATGCGAGCGACGCGCCCGCGGCCGTCGACAGCGACAGAGCCGACGAGCCACCGCCATCGACGAGCTTGACGCCGTCGGTGCTGTTGATGCGCGCGTTCAAGAGGTTCGTGTTGTTGTTGGCGATCTGGAATAGCGAGGCTGTCGCGTTGGCCAGCGTCGTCGAGGAGTTGATGCGCACGCCAACCGTCGAGGCGCCGTCGGCGACGTTCGGCTGCAGCGTCATTCCGATCGTGTTGGTGGCGCCTTGCGATGAGCTGCGCAGTCGGAAAGCGGGGAACACGCCCATGTCGCCGCCTTGCAACCACAGCGCATAGGCATTCGTGATCGTGGCATTCGTGCCCGAGTTAGGCCCGCCGCTGATCGCTACCGTCGCGGCGCTGCTGATCGTGCTCGCGCCCACAAAAGCATATGTCGGCGCCTGGAAATACACGTGGCGTTGCGTCGAGAAGTTACCCGTCGCGAACTCGTAAACCTGATTGAGGTTGAAATTGCACGCGAGATACTCCGTCGACGCTGTCATATTCGTGGCGGCGGCGCCCGAGACGCGAAACGCCGAGGTTGCCGTCACGCCCGACTGCACCGCTTGCGTAACGCGCAACCCGGTGCACTGCACGTTGGCGAGTAGGGTGTTGACGCCGCCGACGAGCAAACTCGTCGTGTTGGCGCCCGTGAACAGGCCCGCCGCGCCGCTACCCGACAAATCGAGCGTGTTACCCGCCGCCGTGAACTGGCTATTCGCCACCGTCCCCGTGCCCGTCGCCACAGGCAAGCGGCCCGACGTGAGCGAGCCGGTAATGCCACCACCGCCCGCCGCGCCGAGCGTGGTCTCGCTGTTGTCGACGTTGCGCGCGACCACGCCGACGCCTGTCTTGTAGTAGATGCCGGCGACGCCACTCGGGCCTTGCCACGAGGCGCTACCCGTGGCCATTTGCACGCCGCTGTCGGCTCGGAACGGTTTGATGGCCATTTACACCCTCTTGATTTCCAGCGTCTCGAGGTTGATGCCTTCGTCGGCGCCATCGCCAATCGAGTACTTTTCCTTGAGCTCGCCGTAGAGCTCGGCCACCACCTCGAGAGCCTTGTTTGCCACCTCAGCGGCGTCGTGCGCGGCACGGATAGCGGCCTCCGAGCGGAGCTTGGCGATCTGCAAGCGCATCGCGTCCAGTTCGGCGACGTGCGTAGGCAACTCCACGAGGTGCAGCTCGGCGGGCGCGGTCGTCTCGTCGCTCATGTGCCACTCGCGATCAGTTCGACCAGGCCGGTAAAGCGGCCCGACGTTTCGACCGTGCAGCCTGCGGCGGTGAGGCTCGCGGCAGGAATGTCTACGGCTACCGCGCCGCCGGTATCCGAGATCTGCACGCCAGCCGAAACCAGCAACGGCGCCGAGCTGAACGGCGCCGACCACGTGATGGCGACGCTATCTTCGGCGCCCGTGAATGTCGCAATCGCTGTCTGAATGGCCATATCTATCAACCCCTTATGCGTGCGGCAATTTGTCGCATGGCGCAGGCTCAACTTTTCGGCGTGGAGTCCGATAACATCCACAGGATGCGAGTGGCGTTGGTGGCGTTGGTGGCGCTGGTGGGTGCATGTCATTCGTCGGCGTTGCCCATTGGCAATCCTTCCGACATGCCGCCGGTTGATGCTGAGATGATGGCCGCCGATACGGCCGCTGCACCGCCGCCAGATACCGCCGAGCCGCCCGATGACACCGACAAGGCGTGCGGCGGGGCGGGCCAACCGTGTTGCGCAGAGGGTATGTCCTGGCTCCCATCGTCCGCGCATCTGTTGCAGGGCGTCGGCTCGTGCGGCGGCGGGCTCGCTTGTGCGCAGTCGGCGTGCCCGCCGCGCTCGACGTGCCTCGACGGACGCTTCAACGCCGAGTGGAATACCGTTTATGTCACCTACTGCACCGCAGATTAAGACTTGGAGGCCAACTTGAACGCTCACACTGTCGTCATCCTCGTTCTGCTCGCCGCTGGCTGCACGCCCGAGCCCGCGCCAACTGCCCCGCATGATATGGGCGGTGACATGGCGGGTAGCCTGGCGATCGGAGACCTGGCTCGAGTCCTGGGCGACATGACGCCAGCCACGTGTGCGTGGGACGCATCGACGCCGCCAATATCCACTGGCACGATGCCCATCTCTTCGGCGTACGTGCTCGGCGCGCAGCAATGCATGGTCCTCGCCGACGCCCTCTACATCGATCGTCGGCGCGACGATCGTACTGAGGAGCAACTCTATTTCTACCCGCAGACAGCCACAGCGAACGGGATTCGCGTGTTCTATCGGTCGATCGGCGACGGGAAGACCCTCCCTGAGATCACGTGCGAGCAATGGAACGGAACAGCGACGATCACCGCCACGCCCGCCGGCCGACGCGTCACGGTCGATCTGCAATGCTCCGAGATCAACGCCGGTCACCATTTTTGGACACTCGACATGACGCCACCGATCACGCTCGTGCGCGGTACCTTCGATTTTCCCAACTAGAGTACCGGCACGGAGAGCTCGTAGTTGGCGCTGATGAATAGCGGCCCCACGAACTGCGTATTATCGGTGACTGATGGGCTCGCCGCGATCTTCTGACCAAACGTGAACTTCAGCGCCGTAGTGGGCAGATTAGTCGTAATGGTGGCCGCGAGGGCGCCATTGATAAAGAACCTAGCGCATGGGCCAGTAGGAGCGGCTGAGCCCACCAACTCAATACCGAATCTCGTTGTATTCGTCGTCGCAGCGATGCCGCTATCGACCGTGGTGGTAACTGTTGCCGCCATCGCATTGCACTGCCAATTCGCCTGACCGGAGGCGCGACTAAAAGACACCCCATCGGTAAAAGCATTGACGACAGACACCCAGCGATTGCGGCTTGGTTGGTTCCCGCCGCCCATGCCGGCATATTGGGTGCAATTTGTAACGCCAACAGAATTGATTTTCCCATACCAGTTGAATGCCAGCGTTACCCCAGAATGGGGGAATATCATGCAAGCATATTGCCCTAACCAAGCATCGGCCGTGGCGCCTGTCGAGGGTAGAACAGATGCCGATGAAAATGGAAACAGCGACGATGCGTCGAGTCCCAATTGATACGTGGCGCCTGTTCCTGGTACTGAAATATCAAACACCCAAGATGGGGCGACGGGAATCGGAACAACCGGGGCAGATACTGAACCAACAACCCCGGTAGGATTTGGCCAATACTCCTTGTAGAGCAGGTTCCTTGAGTTGTAGTACCCGTTGTGATCGACCGCAGATCGAGCGTTGCCCGCCGGATCGTTCCATTGCGCCAGCGGCGTAAACGCGGAGCGAAACGTCGCCGTACCCAACGCGGTGAGCGTCCCGACGAACGCAAGCGTGATTCCGCTCGTCGCGTCCACCATGCTCGCGGCCGTCGTTTGCGTCGCGCCGTAGGTGGCGCCGCCGTCGATCGACGTCTTGAACGTCGCCACGCCCACCGCGCCGCCCGCCTGAATCTGCACGACGAACCGCGTGCCGTCGGCGATATGCGCCGAGCCCGATGGCGTGACGGTGCCTCCGAAGGTGAGAAGCACTGGGTTCGTGAACCCGCTCGCGGTCGCATTGAGCACGGGCAGCTCCGGCCGCGACGACGCCATGATGTGCCCGATAAAGTCCGCGGGAACCATCATGGCCTGGGCTACGCTGGCTGCATTTGCAGCATCGCCATCGGACGGCAGCACGACGACAGGAATTGCGCCGGGAGCTGGTGCCGGCGAGGGCGTGCGGGCGGCAGTTGGGCTGCCTGTGTAGTTCGACGGCACTAGAACACCCCCAATAGTTGCGTGACTGAACCACCCCACAGATGCCCGTCGCCCCATTTTAGGGCCGCGGGATAACCCCACGTACTCCCCGATGCGATAGAGGAGACGCTCATGCACAGGGCGTTGGGGCGAAACGTGATGATGATGCGCTTGATCGCACCGGGCGATGCGACGGTGAAGACGTTGAAAGGATCGACGCCGGTGGCATACGCGATCACGGCAACCGAGCCTGACCACGCGGCGGTGGATTGCAGCGTAATGCCCGAAGTCGTCTTACTCGCGCCGTCGATCGTGATGATGACGGAATCCGACGGCACGCCCACGAGCACGTGGTAACTGGTATCGGCGAACACGAGCGGCCAGGTGATAGTGGCGGTGTCGGAATTGACGAAGTTCGCCGTCGTGATGGACGAGAACGTCCATGTCGGCAT